ATCATCTTTGTCAGAAGAGAAGTTCACCCCACTTATTGATATGATTAAAGAAAAGAATTGGAGTGGAATGAGAAAGTGGGTCGGTCAGAATTCTGATAACGACTTCAATACACTATTCAGAAAAGTGTTCAATGCATTAGAACAAAGATTAGAACCATCTTCAATACCAGCTGCAGTTCTAATCATTGCAGACTATCAATACAAATCTGCATTTGCAATGGACTCAGAGATTAACTTCACTGCATGTCTAACAGAGATTATGTCGGAGTGTAAATTCAAAAATGGGTAAACTAAGACAATGGTTTAGAATGTGGTTTGATTCACAAGTAGAGAAATCAATGCAAAGAAAAGCAGACAGAATGTTTTTAAAAGGGAGAAAATAATGAGTCAATATGACGATAGAGTTGAGAGACAAAGATTAAAACTGGAAGCAGAAAAATGGTCTCAAGGTGTTAAATCAGTACATGCTCATTCATTGGGTTCAATGCATTATGACAACAGACCACAAGATACTGAAGGTGGTAAAAGTGTTTTGGATGTAGAATTTAATGATGGCAGTGTTAAAAGAACTACTTCAGAAAACGAAACAGTTATACTAGGAACACCACTTAGAGGTCAAGACCTTCTTGATTCTTATGTAAGAAACACTTAATGTCTAAACGCAACCCTTTTGACTTTGTCAAGTCTGTCTCTTATGACAAAAACGATATCATGATTGATGATGTCGAAGAGAAGAACTATGCCCCATTCCTTATAAACAAATCATTATCTTACCACCAAGATTCTGTATTTTTTACTAATGAAATGAATTGTAGACATGGTTTAGACCACCGTCTTCAATACCTCTTTTTACTAAATACTCTTAGGAAAAGACAAAGGTTTTCTCAATGGAGTAAACCCTATCTTAGTAAAAAATTAGACACAATTAAAGACTATTATAAAGTATCAACACTGAAAGCAAAAGAATACATGGAAGTGTTGAGTGATAAAGAAGTCCGTGAGTTGAAAAACAGAATGAAAACAGGTGGACAAAACAATGAATGAGAATGAAAATCTAGTCAAAGACCTAGTAGAAATAACATTCCCCGAAAAAGACGACTTTTTAAAGATAAGAGAAACACTTACACGCATAGGTGTTGCATCAAGAAGAGAACAAGAACTGTTCCAGTCATGCCACATACTCCATAAACGTGGTAAATATTACATTACACACTTCAAAGAACTATTCAAATTAGATGGTAAACCTACAAGTATAGATGATTCAGATATAGGTAGAAGAAACACTATTGTTAAACTATTAGAACAATGGAAACTTATATCAATTGTAGATGAAAGCATGGTTTCAGAACCTATTGCACCATTATCCCAAATTAAGATTATTCCTCATAAAGAAAAGAATGAGTGGAAGTTAACAACAAAATACTCCATAGGTAACACTAAAAATACCTAAATACTAGTTAGATATAACTAATATAGGAGAAAGTATGTTTTCAGGCATCATATCTTTTATTATGGGAATTTGGAACTTATTAATGATTATACCAATTGTCATTTCAATTGCATCACTCATCATAAGTTTAACACCAACACCTAAAGACGACAAAGTCTGGGCAAAAGTGTATAAATACTTGGAAGTCTTAGCACTTGCAATTGGTAAGGCAAAAGACAAAAATCCTTTACTGGATAAATAACTATAACGGGAGATAAATTATGGAAATTATAGCAGGAATACTAATAGTAGTAGGTGTTGTTTATTTCTTTAATAAAGACAAAGGAAGTAAAACACCAGTGTCATCTGCTGCTAAAACCAAGTCAGCACCAGTTGCTGATAAAAATGGTAACGGTATAACATCTAAGGCAGAGCTTAAGAAGTTAACTAAAAACCAATTGATTGAACTTGCTGATAAGAAGAATCTTAAAGTAAAAAAATCGGGTACTAAAGCTGCAGTTATTAATGAAATTCATGCGAAACTGAAGTAGAATACTTAGTTATTAAGAAGGGGTCTTTATGACCCCTTTTTTTGTGTCTTCACTAGACCATTGTCATAAATAAGGGTATGGATATATTTGGATTGATAAGTGAAGTCGGAGCCCCTATTGCTGGAAGTTTAGTGATGGGATTCTTTATCTTTACAGTTATCAAACAAATACTTGAAGGAGTTGTGGATGATATCAAGACCCTTACCATGTTTTGTAAGAGTTTAGAGAATCGTGCAAGAACAATGTCTAACGAAATGATTAAGATAGACTTGTTAGTGTCAAGTGCATTAGAGTTAAGACCCGATATAGAGAGAGTTGCAAGAGCAGAGAATTTTATAGAGGACGGGAAACTTGATGTAAGAAGGGATTAATTATGGAAGAAATTGCACAACTGATATCAGAATATGGATTTCCAATCGTCATGATGGTTGGACTTGGATACTTTGTATACTATATTTGGTGGTTTGTGGGTGAACAATTAGAACCCGAAATTGAAAAACAACACTTTGCATTAATCAAAGTGATTGACCAAGTAAGAATGCTTGACCAAGATTTGATTAGACTTCAACAGAAAGTTGATGTTGTTCTTGAATATAAAGAGAACGAAGAAAAGAGGAAAACTGTAAATGATGATAAAACCAAAGATAGTAATAATTAGTATTTGTTTTGCACTTAGTGTAAGTGCAGATGAAATAGTTCACAAATTCAAAAGTCCTTCATTCAGTGGAATAGGACAATCATCACATTATCTTACGATTGAGAATCAAGAAAAATCAAGACGTGATAAGATAGCACAAGACATAGAAGACCGAATTGCAAAAGCAGAACGTGAGGCAAATAACACTACCCTTGCAAAATTTCTTAGAAATGTCGAAAGTAGAATTTATGCTCAGATAGCAAAACAGTTAGTAGAAAATATGTTTTCTAACGGAGAAGCAGCATCATATGGTGTCTTCTCTATTGAAGGTAATACAGTAACATACGAAAAATTGGTTGGTGAAGATGGTGCAGAATTTATTAGGTTAACCATTGTAGCAGAAGACGGAACAACAACAACTTTAGATATACCAGTAGGTACAGGAAGTTTCTAAAAATGAGAATTGTCGGATTGGTAGGATTAGTTATCTTGCTCACTAGTGGGTGTGCAAGTATTCCTTCGTCTTATGATTCGTGTGACTCAACTGTAATGAGTAAGGTAGGCACTTGTATAGAAAAAGCAAAGGTTGTGAAGATACCAACCTATCAAGAACTTTCAAACTTACCAGCTGCAGAGACAATGCCAGTGGTTGCAGTTTATGGATTCTTAGATAAGACAGGACAGAGGAAGAGGATGGATGGAGTTGCATCATTCTCAACTGCAGTGACCCAAGGTGCAGAAGCATTCTTGATTGATGCACTTAAGACTGCTGGAAAAGGTAAATGGTTTAGAGTAGTAGAGAGAACAAATTTAGATGCACTTGTAAGAGAGAGACAGATTGTTCGTTCTGCTAGAGAAGACTTTGCAAATCAAGAAGGTAATGAGGATTCCCCAACGGGTATTCAACCTCTCTTGTTTGCTGGTATCCTACTTGATGGTGGGATAATTGGTTATGACACTAACATCGAAAGTGGTGGTAGGGGTGCAAGAACACTTGGTGTTGGAGCATCGGTTTCCTATCGAAGAGATGTGGTGACTGTAAGTCTAAGAGGAATCTCAGTTCTTACAGGAGAAATATTACTTAATGTACAAACCACTAAGACTATTCTTAGTACTGGTGGTGGGTATGACGTGTTCAAATTTATGGACATGGACACCCAATTAGTGGAAGTTGAAGACGGGGTTGCAAAAAATGAAGGGGTGTCGAAAGCTACTCGTTCTGCAATTGAACTTGCAGTCTTAGAATTAATATACCAAGGACACGATAGAGGTTTTTGGGTAATTAAAGATGGACATCGTCACCCCCATGGAACTCATGGGAGAAACGAACTCCATGAAATAGAGGAAAAACAAAATGAGGAATAAATTATTCATTACATTATGTTTATCATTAGGGTTAACTGGTTTCGTATCTGCTGGTGCAGATGATAACGAGATTTGGTTGCAACAGACAGGTGACAATTTAATTTTAAATTTCACTCAAAGGGGTTATGGAAACAAAGTCGGATTAGATGATTTCTCAGGAACATCTGCTGATATGATTATCACTGGTGCATCTAACAGTTTAACATTATTACAAGACGGAGATAACAATAAGTTGTTCGGGCCTTTCCTTGCAGATAGTTCAACAGTAAATTTAACTTTTACTGGTGACTCTAACTCAATGGATTGGAACGTAGGATATGTTGGTAGTGCAGATAACTTAAACATGTTAGGAACTGTGACAGGTGATTCAAATACATTCGATATTGATGTCGGATATGATGCATCTGCAGAATACCTTAACTGGGATTTAGTGTTAACTGGAGATTCAAACGTATTCACTACTAAAATAGATAGTGATAATGCAGTTTGGAACTGGACTATTACTGGAGATTCAAATGATATTAACACTAACCAATCAGATGCAACTGATAACAAAATCACTGCAATCTTAACTGGTGGTTCAAATGATATAGATATCATTCAGAAAAGTGGAACTACAGGTTGTCCAAGTGGTCAGTCATGTAGTGGTATTATTGATGTATCTTTCGTGACTTCTAATGCAAATATTGATATCGTTCAGAAAGATTCTGGCGAGTAGTCTTTTACTTATTGGTTCACTTCAAGGTGAACCGATAGGTGAGATTATAGAATACAAAGGTTCAGCAGGACTTCAGAGAGACGGAGAGTCTTCTGTTGTCAGTGCAAATACTGAACCCGATGTGTTGATGTATGATACAGCACAAACTCAGAATGGGAGAATGAAGATTGAGTTCAAAGGTGAAGAACGACTGGACTTAACAGAACACTCCAAGGTTTGGATTGACGAGGTATATTACGACCCCGACCCATCCAAATCCAAAATGGCCATACGAATGGCACAAGGAACAGCAAGATTTGCTTCGGGTTTCGGTGGTAAGATAAAGAAAAGTAATATTAAAGTGTCGACACCTACAGCACAAATTGCTGTGGTTGGAACAGATTTCACTACCAGTATTGATGAAATCGGAAGGTCATTGGTTATATTGCTTCCCGATGAATTTGGTAATCCTTCGGGAAAAATCATAGTCAGTAATGCAGGAGGAAGTATCACACTTGATGAAGCATATCAGGCGACAATGGTATCTTCTTTTGATGATTCACCTACTAAACCAGTAACGGTTAGTGGTATTGATGCAAGTATGATTGATAACATGTTTATTGTCAATCCACCCGAAGAGATTCAAGAACAAGTTGCAGAAGAATCCAGTGGTGGAGAAAATGATAGTAGTAATATTTTAGATGTGGACTTCCTAGAGTTCAATGATTTAGAAGAGGACTACTTTGAAGATGATGAGTTGGAATATACAGAACTCGACAGAGACTTATTAGATGTCGATTTCTTACAAGATTTACTAGATGTAGTTTTAGAGATTGACCGAAAGGTTGGTATTGATGCAGAAAGAAAGGCAGACCCTTTCGGAGTTGCAAGGATAGAAGGAACTGCATTTGGGTTTGATAAAGATTCTCAATACAATACAATTGTTGACAAGGGTCTTGGTCAAATTTGGTTCTACAGGGAAGTACAGGGAATTATCTCTATTAAAATCCCAATCTATGCACAAGCAACGATTAGAACCACTACAGACGAAAAAGGTTCACTAATTAAGGTGGGTGATGGTTCGTCTATAAATATTACCATCACACAAACAAACTAGGAGAAATATATGAATAGTATATTAGAGAAACTTCGTCAATGGCATGAATTTCAGTTAACTGGATTTCAAGATGCAATGAGACTAGACGATTACCATATGTTATGGTTATCATTCAGTAAGGGAGTAGTATTTACATTATTATTTTTATGGATTATCTAATGAAAAAAAGTTTATTATTAATTTTATTGACACCTCTAACATGGGCTGGGGATAACCACGTCCATGTTGAGCAGGTTTCCTCGGGAGATGTGGAACTCAACATAACACAACAAGGTTATGATAATGAAATTAAGTTTTCTTTTGCACATAGTGGAAACACATTCAATCTATTGCAAACAGGAAATGGAAACTCTATATCTTGGGTCTCTTACTGGGGGCCAGGAAAGTCATGGGGTGGTGATGTAGACGGAACTAACAATACTGAAAACGTAGAACAAAGTGGTGGTGCAACTTATGGTAGACACATATGGGGCAATAGTAATACAGTAGATGTATATCAAAACGGAAGTCATACACATAACATAGACGTTCACTCAAATTCAGTAGACCACGAAATACACCAGTCGGGTAGTGGTTCACATTATGCACACACTTACTTCTATGGAAGTGCAACTGGGTCAGATTCCAGTATCATGCAGAAGGGTTCGGGAAATCATAATGCACAAATTACACTACAAGGAAACTATCCAACAATATTGAATCTTTTACAAGAAGGTTCAACAAACAAATCATATACACTAACACAAAATTGTCAAACAACTACTGGTTGTTCAGTATCAGTCACACAACAATGAAATCAGAATGTCCACCCGAGTTTTATGAATGTCTAACTGAAGAAGAGTATGACGACATATTAGACCTCTTCGAAGAAAACGATATGGTTATGCCTGAATCTTTGGGTGACGTAGAAGCTGCATCTGATTTCGTATGGCAAATTCTTTTCTTGACACCTATAGAGTTGGTCTACATAGGATTCACAATGACAATACTTGCAACTTACGGACTCTCTATATATTATATGTACAAAAGGATACAAAAGAAATTTAGTTAATGTTTGAGAACTGGTCGGTCAAAAGAGTCGAGAGGTCAGACATAAAAGACTTCATAGAAACTCATCACTATTCAAAATCAATCAACGGATGTATTGCAGATTACTGTTATGCATTGTTCCACGAAGAACAAATGAAAGGTGCAATGTTCTATGGTAGGTTTGCTATGATGAACCAGTGGATGAAATACGGAGATAACAAAGAGGATGTAATAGAACTTAGAAGACTCTGTTGCATTGATGACACTCCAAAGAACACTGAAAGTTTTTTTATTGGTGCATCCCTAAGACAACTTAAAAAGGATTGGGGTGGTAAGACTGTAGTTAGTTATGCAGATAATGAATATGGACATGAGGGAATCATCTATAAAGCAACCAACTTCGATTACATAGGACAAACTAAGTTTGATAGAGTTATCATACATGGAGACCGAAGATACCACGACAAGACGATTAGGACAAAGGATGCACATGGTGTATTGAAACCATATGCACAAAAGATTAAAGATGCATTAGAAGAAGGTACTGCACATTATCATAGAACTAAAGGAAAGAACATTTTCGTGTATAAATACTAGTATGGCATATTCAAAGAAAGTAATCGATAGATTCGAAGGTGTTCTCAATGCACCCGAACAATTCTCTGTTGGAAGATTTGACCCAAAAGACCCAACTGTTGCAACTGGAATGGCAGGAGCTCCTGCATGTGGTGATGTAATGAAACTTCAATTGAAAATAGACCCAGGCAACAATCGTATAGTCGATGTCAAGTTTAAAACGTATGGTTGTGGAAGTGCAATTGCATCCAGTTCACTATTTGTGGATTTACTTAAAGGGTTGACCATAGAAGAAGCAAAAGAAATTAAGGATAAGGACATTGCAGATGCATTGGAATTACCACCAATTAAATTACACTGCAGTGTTCTTGCAGAAGATTCAATTAGAAAGGCAATAGAGGATTGGGAAAGTGATGGATAAAAGAGTAGTAGAACTAGTAAACGAATATCGAATTAAAAGAAGAAGAAAAATGTGGTCAGGAATTTGGTCTGCATTTCTTGGTCTTTCATTGATATGTATTTGTCTATACATATTCTTTTTTGCTTGGCCGACAGTTGTATAGTTGGAAAACAGTCCTAATCACCATAGGTGTATTTGTAGGACTTAAGATTTGGTCTCCCTATCTCGTAGATAATATCACTTGGTCTTACTTTGATGTTCTTCATCAGAGTCAGGAGAAAGTTCAGGTTGATGACATCGTCTTAGTAGACATAGACGAAAAATCACTTGAAGTGTTCGGACAGTATCCGATAAAACGTAGTATCTATAGGGATTTACTCCTTAACACTCATTACACTAATACACATGTTTTCACTCAACTCTTTAACCAACCTGATAGACAGTCAGGAGAAGATGAGATTTTTGCAGAAGGATTGATAAACAGATTAACAATTTTATCAGCTGCACCAACAACACAAACTCAAAAAGGTTCTGCACCATTCGTAGGTAACTCTACATTCGGTGGAGGTGAAGCAAAAGATTGGTTGTGGAACTTTTCAGGAATATCAAGTCCTATCAGGATTCTTCAGGACAATACTTATGGAGTTGGAGTTACAGTTGCAACACCTAGTGTTTCGGGTACTGCAAACTTTGACGGAACAACAAGGTCAATACCTTTAATCGTTACTGCAAACGACCAAGTATATCCTTCTCTTGCACTAGAGACATTACGTGCATTATCAGACCAACCTTCATATCAAACTAGAATTACAGAGATAGGTGTTGAATGGTTACGAATGGGTAGGGACAAACCTATTACCACCACTCCAACGAGTGATGTTATGGTAACCTATTGGAATGAGTTCCAACGGGTTTCTGCAGTAGACTTACCTAATCTAAATCTTACTAATAAGATTCTTGTATGGGGGTTAACTGCTGAGGGATTGAATAATCCAGTTTCAACTCCAGTGGGTGTATTGTATCCTCACGAAGTGCAAGCGAACCATATCCAAACCGTTTTGTCAGGAGTTCAAATACAACAATCCTACTATCTTGGATTGCTTGAGATTGTTCTTCTGTTGACAGTTCTTGTATTGATATTGGGGATGGTTTACAAACTTCCCACAATTCTTTCGGGGATAATGAGTCTAACACTTGTAGGACTTCAAATCTTCGGGAGTTATTATATTTGGACTTCAGAGCTCGTTCTTTTCGATACCTTCTTTTCATCGATTGCCTCCTTAATTGTTTTCGGTCATGCCTCTTTCAATCAATACTATACAACCTACCAACTCAAAGAAGAAATTAAGAAGCAGTTCCAAAAGTATTTATCTCCCGACATGGTTGACCAACTCGCAGAGAATCCCGATTTACTTAAATTAGGTGGAGATAGAAAGGAACTTACATTCATGTTCATGGACATATGTGGATTCACTCCAATCAGTGAACACTACATGAAACAAGACGACCCCGAGGGATTAGTGGAACTCATTAACAAATTCCTTGACATGCAAACAAAGATAATACTAAATAATAATGGAACAATTGACAAGTATATGGGTGATTGTATTATGAGTTTTTGGAATGCACCTTTGGATTGTCCCGACCATGCCGAGATGGCAGTCAAGTCTGCAGAAGAAATACTAATTGCAACCAAGGAACTTAATGAAGAACTCAAACCACTCGGCCTCCCTCCTATCAATGTGGGTATTGGTATTAACACTGGGGAGTGTATCGTTGGAAACATGGGGTCAGAACTTAGATTTGACTATTCCGTCATTGGAGATGCCGTCAACCTTGGTGCTAGACTCGAAGGACAAACAAGAAATTATGAGGGGGTGGACGTGTTGTTGGGCGAAGCAACATATCTCCAGTGTCCAAACAGAACATTCACTAAAGTCGACTCTATTACAGTTAAAGGAAAATCAGAACCAGTCGTGGTTTACACTATCTGAACCACCTAGTACGTTTGACTGGACTGCATTCTATACTCTTCAACTACTAGATATCTATTCTACATATCGTGGACTTAAATACGATTGTGTCGTAGAAATGAATCCAATCGTAGGAGAGTCTCCTTCAGTTGCTAGAATGTTTGCAATTAAGACTGCAATTCTAATACCTGCTATTGAGGTGGATAGAAGAAACAACGAAATAACTGAAGATACATTCCACGAAATGAACTTTCTTATGTCCATAGTAGTTGCAAATAACTTTGACCAAGTAAAACAGGCAAAAAAATATTGCAATAAAAGATAAAACCCCCTTGAAATTTTAGAAAAAGTCCTTATAATAGTAGTATGGTGTTATAAATACCATTGTAAGAGAACTTAAAAAGAGCTCGGATTTGGAACTTGGATTGGGCAACGCCGACATCAAGTGACCCCATTTCTTCAAAAGAGCTCGGTTCTCGAACATTAATGCAATGCTCATTAGAGGTTGCACATTATAAACTTGCTTAATAAAGGAGAAAA